AATGTCTTGAAAATTGTAAAAGATTAGAGTGTCAAATTAATCAATTAACCTCATTTCCAGAATGTTTGAGGAAATGTGTAGAATTGGATTGTTCTTGGAATTTCTTGACATCACTTCCTGATAGTCTTGGAAATTGTCAGAAATTGGATTGTTCTGGGAATAAATTAACCTCTCTTCCAGATTGTCTTGGAAACTGCAAGAGTTTGAATTGTTGTAACAATCGATTAACCTCAATTCCAGACTGTCTGGAAAAATGTAAAAGACTGGTTTGCTATCGTAACAAATTAATCTCAATTCCAGACTGTCTAGGAAATTGTGAAAATTTATATTGTTCTGAGAATCAATTGACCTCAATTCCAAGGTGTCTTGCAAATTGTAGAGAACTATATTGTTCGTTTAATCTATTGACATCACTCCCCACCTGTCTTGACAATTGCGATAAATTGAATTGTTCTAACAATGAATTAACCTCTCTTCCAGATTGTCTTGGAACTTGTAAATATCTAGATTGTTCTAATAATCCGTTGATATCAATTCCAGACTGTCTGGGAAACTGTAGAATTTTCTATTGTCTTCGTACTCAAATAACGTCAATTCCAGACTCTCTTAGAGATTGTGAACAATTTCATTGTTCTCGAACTCTATTAGATATACTTTCAGAACCCCCAAAAAATTGTAAAGTACACTGGGATCTACAATTCCAAGATGATCATGCTTGTAATCGTATTTAATTTTTCTCATTCATAGAATGAGAAAATTGAGATTTTGGGGTACTTTTCTACCTGCTACAATTCTGTTTTTCATAAGGTTTTGAAGAGGATGTTAATGCTTATCATCAACCTCACTTCCAGACTGTCTAAATAACTGTAAGATTTCGAGATTGAATCATCAAGTTTCACCTCTATTGCTGGAGGTGAAACAATTCTATGATTGACAGGTCATACAAACATCTCCTGTACACTCCGAAACGTTCTCATCATTTTTAACCTTAATACTATCTTTAGAAACATTTATTGCATAACTCCCAGCTTGTTGTCTCAGATAGTACATACCAGTCTTCAATCCTCCTTTCCAACAACAGAAATGGTAAGCATTAACCTTTTTGTAAGTTGGATCGCTCATCCAACAATTGAATGACTGTGACTGATCAACATATCTACCTCTATCCAAGGCCATCTCCACTAAGAGTTTCTGGGGAATCTCGTAAACAGTTTTGTACTTTCTCTTTAGAAAGTTCAATCTACATTTAGTCTCCAGAGATATATTTTGGGGATTGAGGTTTTGAACACTTCCGTGATTCTCTATCAGGTTCTGTATAGTCTCAGCATTCCACAATCCCAACTCATCCATATCTTGGACAAGATATTTATTTGTGAATACAAATTGACCTGAAAGAAGATTGCGTAATTGTATCTGAGTTGTAAATGGTTCTATACACTCGTTTCTCTCCAGAAGTATGGAGCTGGTTGCAGTTGGCATCAAGGCTATCAACAAAGAGTTTTTCACACCGTGTTTAACAATCTTTTTCTCCAGGCCGTCCCAATCATATCTTTTGAAAACACGTTCTTTTGAGATAGGGAACGAAAGTTCTAAAATTTCTGGAGATTCTTGGTCCAGGTAATCTCTGAGAACCCCCTCTCTTGTCCAAAGATCAAATTGAAAGAGACCCTTACTTAGGGGAGATCCTTGGAAAAAATCATAGGGACCTGTTTCTTTGGCCATTATCATACTTTCTTTCAAAGCAGCATAATATATGGTCTCGAAGATTTCTATATTCAGTTGTCTAGCTCTTGGATCTGCCCACTCATAATCCAACAGAGCAAATGTATCGGCCAATCCCTGAACACCTATTCCAAGTGGTCTTGATGTCATGTTTGAATTTTTAATCTCTGGTACAGCTTCAATGTAATAGTTTCTATCTATAACCTGGTTGAGGTTTCTAACAACACTAATCGTAACCTCTTCTAACCCATTGAAATCATAAGTTTCATTCTCCACATCTACAAAATTGTCAAGAGCTATAGAGGCTAAATTACAACTTGCTATATTGTTTTTGTCAGTATATTCCACAATCTCTAAACACAGGTTACTCAACCTTATCATTCCAATATTACTCTGGTTGTTCTTTCTATTGATGGAATCTTTGTATAGAATAAAAGGCATGCCAAGTTCGATCTGTGTTGTAATTATTAACATCCAAAGATCTCTGGCTTTAATCACCCTGTAATAATTGCTTTTCTTTCTTCCATGAATGATTCTCTGTTCCGAGTCTTCCTTGGCCTTCTTTTCAAGCAATCTATACTTCATTTCAAATTCAATACCCCACGTCTTTTCCAACCCACAGGTTTTGTTTGGACAAAACAGAACCCAGTCGGCGTCATCTCTTACCCTTCTCATAAATTCGTCGGAGATCATCAAGGCGTAATATAAATCTCTAGCTCGCATAGAGTCAGGTTCCACATTCTTTTTCATCTCTATAAATTCATATACATCTATATGCCAATCGGTGCAATATATTGTTGCACTTCCATTTCTCTTTCCCCCCTGATTAATCGTTGTCATGATTTCGTTGTAAATCTTTATCCATGGTACTATCCCCCTGGACTTCCCAGTTATACCAATTTCTGAGTGTCTGAGAGAAGAAATATCTATCCCCACTCCTCCGTGACTTCTGGAAATAAACGCAGCATCCCTCCATGATTTAGAGATTGATTCAATGTTGTCTCCAACGTCCATTAGAAAACATGACGAGCATTGATGCCTTTTCATACCAGAATTAAAAAGTGTGGGGGATGCATGGGTGTAATATCCCATGCTCATCTCGTTGTATTTTTTCTCGATAATAGATAATGCTTCTTCCTCGTTTTCAGATGAATTCATCCACAAAAATGTGGCAACTCTCATGTATAGATATTGAGGGGTTTCTTTGATCACAATTTCGTCATCATCCTTTTTGATCTTGGCCAAATAAGATTTTTCAAACACACTTACAGCTGATAGATTGTATTTCCAATCTCTTTCGTGGTCGATCATTTTGTCAAGTCTCTCCGCGTATTTCATGACATAGAAATAGTATGGTTCGTAAAGAATACTCTTCAAGTCTTCAGTTGCTTGCGAAAACGTAGCTGGTACAATTGTTTTAATCTTGTGCATCTGGATTCTACCTGCCAATAGTGCCCAATTTGGGTGGAAGAGAGATTTATCTCCACATGTAATCCAGGCTTGAGAATACCTATCATCTACTGAATCCAATTTATCTGCCAAATCCAGGTCTTTTAAAACTAGTTTTAAATCTATGGTTGTTTTGAGGTCATTTGCAAGTTGCCGAACTATAAGTTTCATGGAGACTATATCTTCCATGGGTGAATCTCGCTTATGATCAAGTTAATAATACTTTTTCTCTTTTAAATTATTAAGTATCATTTTTATGAAAAGAAGTTGTATAATTATACCAAGTTTCCATCTCAAAAAATTAATAAGGTCTATCAATGGCAAAGAAATTGATTATATCTATGATTGTATGAAGATGTACACAGATTTTTTGATGGGATCTAGGAGAAAGATACCTGTTCAGCTGGAAATATACCCTGGAGATAAAAATGACACTGTGCTGCGATTTTGTTTCAGTGGGGTGAAAGAAATTATTTCTTCTATTAGTGATAAAATTCTATCTGTTAATTATATGATATTGTTGTGGGATGATTTCAAGTCAATTTTGATCACAAAATCCAATACTTTGTGTATTGTAGATACACGTCGTGATGGAAAACTTAAAATATTTCCACGAGGGATGTGTGACCTGAACCAAGACGGTTTTACTATTCTAGACAAGAACACGACCTATTCCCTTATGGAAAAATCTAAATATGATCGTTTGATATTAATCTTTGAGATGGGATTGTAAATGAAGACTATCATTGAATATAAAACATTCAATGAAATAAATTGCGGGGGTTCTGGGGACTGCCAACAAAAAGTTTTGCAGTACCTCCTGAAACTTAACCCAGGAACATTAGATATCAAAAGAAAACAAATAGCTGTCATTGACCTCGAAGAAACACGCAAGGAATTGTCAGATTTCACCTTATATTTAAACTCCATTGATGATTATGTACCATTTATCGACAAGGAATCTATAGATATTCTTTGGTCAAGATATACAAAAAATCCAGAGCTTAATAGAGGTTCAGAATTTTGGTTACTCATAACAGCTTCCAGATTGTGGAATGTCAAAATTGAGGTTCATTTCCTGCATAATAGGAAGTATACAAGAACGCTCACATTCGATTGGACTACTAATGATGAATGTGAAAAAGAGGTGAAAGAAATAGTATATGATCTACATGGTCTTCATTACATGGCTTACGAATCATAAAAAAATTAGGAAAAAATGAAGTTAGAAATTAGAGATCTGGTAATAATGATCTCTAATAGAATCATTTATGAAACTTGTATTAGCAGCAGAATTGTCAAGAAATCCGTATCCATCTCTTACTAGAGCAGCAGTCGTACCATTCACCATATCTGATGGCAATCTTTACTTTTGTTTTGGTAAAGACTCTGGATCTGGTGATATTACAGATGCAGGTGGAGGTAGAAAAAGTAATGAAACTGTGTTGGAGGCTGGACTTCGAGAATGGACTGAAGAATTTAGGAAGATATTTGGGAAATTGCACACAGACTACAACTCCACAAACCTTTTTATTTCAGCTATCAGTGAGAAAAAACACAAGGCTGTTATTTTTCACCCAGTATCTCCAAAAGAAATTATGAATGCTCCGAATCGCTTTCGTGTAAGCCTGGTTGAAGATAAATTTACTTACAAAGCTTATAATGAACTTGTAGATATCTTATGGTTAGACATCCGAACAATTAGAGACCTTCTTCGTTATCCCAAAAAGGGGAAGATGTGGTCAGAACTTCGACCTTTCTACAGGGAACTTTTGGCAAAATCAGAATTCTTTGACTCCTTGAGAAATAGTTTTAATTATCACTTTAGAAATGGGCGATGTTGATTTTACAAGAAGAATTCTCTCTGGGTGAAGTAATATGGAAGTGTTGCTTACACCAGATGGTTACAGAGATAGAAGATTTAGGCCTTACATTGAAGAAGAAGAACAGGCTAATTCCGTCTATCTCTATGATCCAAGCAGAGGGTTTAATTATGGTTTGTATACAGGTGCTCAACCAACTTGCGGTTCGTGGCATGATCTTTACCTTCAATATCCATCAAAAGTTCCAGTTTCTACAGTGAATTCTCTGGGGAGATTGCACATGACTAGAAGATATCCAAATAGATACGAACAGTTATGGAGACATGGAGCTCTAAGGTAAGGTCCAATTTGAAGTTTTCCCATTCTAAGAATGGGAAAAAATGAGAATATCCCAAGGGTTTTACCTTTCATTTGAACTTAATCATGAATCTCTATTCTGATCTTCATAACTACCTGTTGAAATTCTGTTCTAAAGAAGCTTTGAAGGGGTTAGTATTGGTCAATAAAGAATTTTCATCTCTGTCTGTATCAGAGGTTAAGGAACGGACTTCTAGAAAATTGAACATTTCGTGTAAAAGACTAAAAGAATTTCCAAAATATTACCCTGAAGATCATCTGTATGAGGGGGAGGAAATTGATTACTCCAAACTTGAAAAGTTTGATTGTTCTCGGAATTATTTAACCTCACTTCCAGACTGTCTGAATTGCAAAGTATTTGGGCTTTGACTATAAACATTCTTTCTCATCCTTGAGTTCCATGTACCTATAAATGATAGTAACTATAAATGATAGTAACTATAAATGATAGTAACTATGAATCTCTATTCTGATCTTAATAACTACCTGTTGAAATTCTGTTCCGAAGAAGTTTTGAAGAGGTTGGTATTGGCAAACAAGGAATTTTCATATCTGTCCTCACTGGAGTTCAAGGAACGGGCTTCCAAGAAACTGAATATTTCTTTCCAGGGTTTAACAGAATTACCAACACACTACCCTAAAGGGAATCTGTGCGAAGGGGAAGAAATTGATTATTCCAAAATTGAGTACCTGAAATGTTCTTTTAATCAATTGACCTCACTTCCAGATTGTCTGGAAAATTGTAAGATATTACTTTGTTTTGATAATCAATTAACCTCTCTTCCAAACTGTTTGGGAAAATGTGAAAAAATACTTTGTTTTCGCAACCAATTAACCTCTCTTCCAGACTGTCTGGGAAAGTGTGAAGAATTAGATTGTCATAATAATCAATTAACCTCTCTTCCAGACTGTTTGGGAAAGTGTGAAGAATTAGATTGTCATAATAATCAATTAACCTCTCTTCCAGACTGTTTGGAGAATTGTAAAACATTATTTTGTTTTGGTAATCAATTGACCTCACTTCCAGATTGTCTGATAAATTGTAAGAATTTGAAATGTTATAATAATACATTGACCTCACTTCCAGAAGGCCCGTTGGGCCTGGAGAATTGTGAAATATTGGATTGTTCTCGGAATCGATTAACCTCACTTCCAGATTGTCTTGGAAATTGTGAAAAATTGGATTGTTTTGGCAATCAATTAACCTCACTTCCAGAAGGTCCTAATGGACTGCGAAATTGTAAAATGTTGAATTGTTCTCGGAATCAATTAACCTCACTTCCAGACTGTCTGGGAAATTGTGAAAAATTGGATTGTTCTTGGAATCAATTAACCTCACTTCCAGAAGGTCCTAATGGACTGCGAAATTGTGAAAGATTGGATTGTTCCGTTAATCAATTGACCTCTCTTCCAGACTGTCTTGAAAAATGTAAATTCTTGGATTGTCCTGAAAATCAATTAACCTCACT